TCACCTCCCCTGTTAGGGGATTATAATAATGCGTTTCAGAGTTTTTTCCTTTTTGTTTTTTCATAATATAGCGAGCTACATATGCACAACTTGTAAATGTTACTTCGCCTATTACAACATGGCCATATGGCCATAGTTTTTCTAATTCATCGCTTCTATAATATTTTTGTTTATTTCTTGTTTGCCATAATTTCCGATCTGGAAATTCATATCCAAATATTAAAGCGTGATAATGAGGTCTTTTATTTTGTTCACCGTATTCTCCACAGTGAAAAAATCTTATTTTTTTGTGCTTCTTTCTCAATCTTTTCATAAAGAGTTGAAAATCACGCACATCTACAGAAGCTGGATTGCTTCTTTTATCTAATTCTTCTTGATTAAATGTTAATGTTATAAAACATGATTTTTCGTGCATTTGATTTTCATGCACTAATCTAACAGCCCATTGTCTGCTGTATTCTAATCTACAACCTACACATTGCCCACATGGTAAATTAAACCCTTTCGCAAAAGGAAAGGGCTTATTAAATGTTATTTTACCTTCATTTCTAAAGGCAAGTAGTGGGTGGTAGCATGCCATTGCATACTTATATTCTGTATCCACCACGCATTGGTTTAACGTGGTTTTTTTTATTTACTTTCATTGCAGTTTTTGCAAACTGTCTTTTTGATTTCTTTCTTGACATTTTCTTTCTGTACATGTCTTTTCTCCTTTTTTTTGGGTAGGGGTGTCACTCCACACAGTTAACATCAAGTAGGTAACTGTGTGGGCTCTTTCTGAGCTTCTTGAGCTGTTGATGGCTCAACAGCTTCAGAAAGAGCTTTTGTTGGAACCGAGGACGGTTTTCCAACGTCTGGGGTTTCTATAAAACCCATTGTTTTTAATTCTTCTTTGTTGTCTGGATTAGACACAAATTCATAAAATTTGCCGGGATCATTATCAAATTTTTTACGAATATCAGACGGTATCGTCATGAATTCGTCTTGGGCATCTCGAACTAAGTCTAGTGCTTCTCGATAATCTTCTACTTCCGAGAAATCTCCGTAGCGGGCTTGGCCACGCTGTACGTGTTCTATAATGCCGTTTCTATCATGTCTTTTTATTATATTAATGACATCACATTCTTCTTTAAAATGTTGTTGAGTTAGACTTTCTCCGCTTGTTTTAAACACATATTTTTTATGCGGATCGTAAGCTGTTCTAAACGTAATTGTTTTATTAATTGGACCTTTTTTATTTGACATATCGTGTCCTCTTTCCGCCAGTTCGGCTCTTAATATAATTTTTTGCTTTATTTACAATATCTCGCAAAAACCTATCTAATTTTGTTCCTTGCATACCTTTTGTTAAAGCTTTGCCAGTTACAAATTCTTTGATAAAATCATCTTGTATGATTTTGGGTAAATATTCTTTTTTTACATCACTGTATAAATCACGTGCTGAATTATAAAATTCAGAACCTCCTTGATTTAATACAGTATGTTTCATTTGCATTGGGCTTAATTTAAGCCTTTTTAAAGTATTTACATCTAATTGTGCTAAATCTGCATTAGCTGTTGCTAATCTTGCGTTTGCTTGTGCTTGTTGCGCTTGTGCTGTTTGTAATACTTTTGCATTGGTAACTGATTTTCCTCTTGTGTATGCTTGACCATAATCTTGTGCTGGTATACCAGCTCCAGCCGGAGTACTTGCACCACCCATTTTTCCAGCTAAAATAGGGTTTAATCCGGCTTTTTTCATATCATCCATTGCTCTTTGATAAGCGGATGATGACATACGCTCTTGAAATTGCATTTGTGTATTTGCAATTTTCTTATTGCTTCTATTTGTTAAATGTGTACCTACTACACTTGCAATTGCATCAAACATTAGAAATGATCTATCAGACCAGGCACACCGTATGTAGGCATTGGTCTTGCACATTTAAGTTTGAAATACATATCCAAAATTAAATTTGGATAATCTGCTACCGCTGTAACTCTGTCTACTGGTGGATTTTCTTCTATAAAACTTGCATTTAAAGCTGGCAAGCTTCCAAAATCTTGTGCCAAATGCCATGTATCCAAACTTTGTGCAAAGTTTGATCTCATTTGTCCAGTAACATTACTTGGTTTATATCTATATTCTGCATATCTTTCTTGATATCCAAATACGTTATTATCATCTGCTGTTCCTTGTGCATAAATTTCTTTATTTAACACAGCTTGTTCTCCAAGATGGGCTAGGGCAGGCCAATAGAAGTCCCATCTTGTTTGTCTACTAAAATGTCTGGCTAATCCTTGCTGATATGTTAAATCAGCAAATACGCAAGCTAAACCTATAACTACACTATGTTCTGTAAATGATTTGTTAAATCTATGGCCGGTAAAACCGGTAGTACCATAACCACTAAGGTTACCTTGTGGTGTTGTTGCATCTGTACTACTTGTTTGTGCTATAGGATTAATATTAATCCTATCTTTTCCGCCTCCGAGGTATTCTGGGCGTTGTAATCTAGCATCTGGGCTAGTTACTCCGAAGTGTGATTGTATAACTTCGGTATATCTCGTTCCACCCCTTGCATCTTTTTCATATAATCTTTGTATTTGAAATGCTTCTCTTAATTGATTTATAGTTGCAGCTGTTGCATCTGATAAATCAGCATATAAAGGAGATCCAGGTGTTCCTGATGTGTTTGAAACATATATGTTATTTTGACTACCAGCAGCTTTAATTGTTCTATTCTGTGAAGATGTTGTAGAAAATACAGTAAGAGCAGTAGTGTCTGAATCATTATATTCAACACCACTATAATTGACTGGTGCACTTGTACCTAAAGGTAAAGCAACTGCATCACCTTTTTGGGGCCATGGTAAAGCACTTGTAAAATAATCGTGTCTTTTACCTCTTTTTAATAATGTGTAATCAGTTAAAGTATCTGGGCCATCAGCTTTATCTACTGTTACACTATCTTGTAGATTTTGGTCTCTAAACCATTCGTTATATATTAAATTATATGCTCTACCGCATAAATTATTAAATGATAAACTAACATCTGTTGGTACACCAAAATAATCATATAATGTGCTGTTTGTTATTGTACCACTTGTTTGTGGTACTAAATAATCTGTACTATCTCCTGGATTGTCTTGCTCTCCGCAAAACTTTTCCCAGTTACTCCATATAAGTCTATATGGTACTGCAAAGAAAAATGTTTCTATATATAAATTATCCATAAATGGATTAATTGGTGTTGCTAAACGGCCGAAACCGTTAGCGTCCATGGTAAACGTATCTCCGGGTAGTGCTTCATCATAAAATATTGGCACTAAATATCCCGCATCAAAAGTTGTTTTTAAACCGTGGTCACGGTTAAATACTGATCTTTGAATGTCTACTTTTGGTACTCTACTAAAATCTTTAGTTAAAGTACTTGGTAATGTTCCCATGGGTCCAAACATATTTTTATTCCTTTGCTTCTTGTAATGTTAATAGCTCAATAATAACTTCTGGTGGGTTGTCTGCGGTAGGGATTCCACCGATTTCGTCCCAACTTCCTATTCGCATTAACGTGAAATCTTCTGGAAATTTGCTGAATGGTGCATTTGGATTGTTTAATAAATCCATACATTGACGTGTTGCTGTGCCATCTGTAAGTTCCACGAATGGTTGCATATATGTTCCAGATTTTTTGTCGTAAATTGAATATAAGTTCTTGTCCATAATTTTGTCCTCGTTTCATTGTTTTCATTATGTAAAAGTTACATAATATATATTACGAGTCAAACTATTTTAAATATCTCTTATAAGTCTTTGTAATTGTGTAATTTTTACTTGTTCTTGTACAAATAGCCTATCCATACGTTCATCGTATTCGGCATACACTTCTGGTGCTTTTTCTTTACGTTTGTTTTTTATTTCTTCTTTTTCTTCGTCCGATAATAAATTATCGTAATACCTAGGCGGTCTTATTTTTTTTCCATTTATTACACAATAGTCATTTGGGTATACATCAGTTTTATATTTTTTAAACCAGTCATATCCTATTCCCGGTTTTCTACTCATTGTACAATATTCTGGTTCTATCACCTCCCCTGTTAGGGGATTATAATAATGCGTTTCAGAGTTTTTTCCTTTTTGTTTTTTCATAATATAGCGAGCTACATATGCACAACTTGTAAATGTTACTTCGCCTATTACAACATGGCCATAAGGCCATAGTTTTTCTAATTCATCGCTTCTATAATATTTTTGTTTATTTCTTGTTTGGCATAATTTCCGATCTGGAAATTCATATCCAAATATTAAAGCGTGATAATGAGGTCTTTTATTTTGTTCACCGTATTCTCCACAGTGAAAAAAT